GAGTTGTTGGCTTGTATAGATTCTGTCATCACCCGAATAGTTTTCATAGATACAGGTAAAGTTTTCGTCATCACTTTTATCCCAAGTCCAAAGGCTTTTCACATTCTTTTTAATATGAAACCTCAGAACTGATTTTATTGATTTGTAGCTTTTTTATTCATTGTATTTCTTATATAGTTTTTTTATTCCATCAAAACAAGTTGATATACAAGAACCGCAATTAGTTCCTGTTCCGTAATTAGTCATGTGTATTACATTGTACAAAGTTATCATTCTTTTTTTAGCAGCAACATCTTTTGCCCTTCCTGTTTTTAAGTCATCCCAAATATCCAGGACTTCATCTATCAAGTGCTGAGGTAAATCATCAGGAGCTGTAACCTCTGTAGTCTTATCCCAATACTTCTGTGGACAAGCCATTGGAGCAAGACGTGCCTTCAGCTTCATAAAACATAGACACCGCTTACAATTTCCTGTAGGCTTAAAATAATATACACATTCTTTACAGATTGCAAGACGTTCTTCATATATTTCATCAGTCACAAAAAATTTATTCATTTAGTTTCTTTTTAAGTATTGTTCTTACTTTATCTATTGTAGTAAAAAGACTGTTACGACTTATGCTAGTTTTTTCTGCTAGTGAGTCTAATGTATTTCCTTCATAATAATAAAGCTCAAATATTTTCTTATCGTACCACGTGAAACCTTCTAAGGCTTTGTCTATTTCTTCTAGCTTTGTCCATTGGTAATTATCTACTTTTTCATTTGGAATGTTTGCAATGTTTTTATTATTAGCAATGCTATATCCCAAATTATCATTAGCATCAGAAAACTTACTAGTGTAGTTAGTATTGAAACAAGAGCTATCAATATGTGTATAATACTTTTCATACTTATAATAAAAATTAGACCTTGTGCTTGTTAAAGCCCTTCTTAATGCTACTGCCCCATATCTTGTAATCCCTTCAATACCATCATTATCATAAATCTTTTTTATGGTGTCAGGGTTTGCTTGAAGAAGGTAGAGCATTAATTCCTGAACTGCTTCATGTATTTTGTTTTCATCTGTTGTAAGTCCGTAAGCCATAGACCTAAACTTATCTGATAGCTTTGCTATTTCTGCATATATCTCAGTCATCAGTTGTTTCTATTTTATCAATCTTGTCTACTGTTTCATTAAGTAATTCATCTAATACTACTTTGTATGCCCTTAGAATTGCCCTGTTTCCTTTAGTTTCTAAAGCTGCAAAATAACCATTAGTTGCTACTGATACATTAATAGGTATTATCATAAGCCAATCAAAGAAGTTATGCTCCTTAGTTCCTGTTCCGTAAGAGTTGTGGTATTCTAAAATGACATCTATAACATCTAAGTAGTTTTGGTATCTTGCTTTAGTGCTTGTTTCTTTTACAAACTCTTCACACATTAACAAGTAAGTTTCTATTGCTTGTTTATGTTTTTCATTTGCATAAATCGTTTTCTGCATACGCAAACTTAAAATAAAAGTTTACTCAATTCCCTTATCTTTTTTTAACTTTTCAACAGCAGCTTTGTAATAACCTATCTTTTCTTCATAATCACTTCTAGTCATCTTCATTGTTTGCCTTGACTTTAACTGAAGTTCTTCAGCTGCACCATCTCCGTATTTAGCATCTAAATTCAATCCAAATTTATATTGTTCCCCTTGACCAAAAAGATTATCAGCAGGGGATTGTGGTTGTACGTTAGCTTCACACCACCGAGTAGATAATCTTTTTCTTGACATAAAATGACCTGCGTGCATACTCTTGTAGTGATATACTCTTCCTGAAGTAAAGCATTGTACAAGTCCTTCATCTGTTGCATCTCTAAGCCTTATGTAAAGGCTAAACCATTTGTCTAGTTCTTTTTTTAATTTACTAATTGACTTCATATCCCAAATCTTTCTTCCATTGGTCTTGTATTGTTTCTTTTCTTACTTTGTAAAGTTTACCTCTAAGCTCAGGACATTCTTCTTGTAACTTCCTACGCATTCTTTCAATAGTCTTAATGTTTGTCAGTTTACTATCAGCAAACATCTTCATAAATTCAAGCCCATTTATTTCAGCAGGGTCTATATTCTTTTTCTTTAGTTCATTAAACCAATAGGTAGCTATCAGCTTAGGGTCACTATCTCGTAAATGAGGTTTCTGTATTAACAGAGCTTTGACTATATCTTTTGTTTTCATATCTAATTTGTTTTCGTTTATTAGGAATATATTTTAAAGGTTGTTCAAATCCAAACTGCATTTCAAACGAGCTACATTTATCAGGGTTGTAAAGTTTTTGTTTTGTCATTTTAATTTTCTTATTAGCCACATTACAATGGCTGTTACTATCACCCACCCTATCATTTGAGTAGTTTTGGTTCTGGTCTAAAGTGTGGTACTTGTTTGGGGTTTTCCCCTTTATCTACTCTTGACCTAGCATCCCATATTATCTCTTGGTGTCTTCTAAGCCATTTCATATAAGTTGGAACAGTTAAATGTATAAAGTCATTTGTTATAGGACTTCTTACTCCTAAATTAAAAGCATTTTCCGCATCTTCAAAATAGAAATTTTTATACATTCTAGCTAAGTCAGCAGCTAAACTTGTAGACATTATTTCAATAGTTTCTTCTTCTACATTGTTTTGCCCTAACTCTATGTAAGTCTTACTTACTAAATCAACTGAAGATAATATTAAATCTTCTTTTGACATTGTTTTAATTAATCTCATTATTTAAATTGTTTTTTTAATTTTTCTTTAACATTTAGATTCTTTTGTAAATGCTGATGTATTTTGCTCATAGTTTGTTTTTTAGGTCTATCCCATTTCTTTTGGTTTTTTGCCCAAGTCTTTAGTCTAAGATTTGTACTCCATGTTTGTTGTAATTCAAACTTCATCTTTGTTTTAGACTTATTTGGTTCTGTCCAATAGTCTACAAAACTATTTAAAATATTTTTATCATAATCAAAAGACATAACATTTAAAACAAAATCTTTTTTCCTATTAGATATATTAATACTTGTATTATTAATACTTGTATTGTTATCTTTAACATTTTTGTTAATAGGGGCATTAACATTTTTATTAATACCCCCATTACATAATTGTAAATACCTCTTATCAATTTCTTTAGTACCTTTTTTATAAACTATCTCTCTATTAATAAAATTATTTTCAACTAAACTACTTATCCACCTACTGATTGTTACAGTAGAAACATTATATAAATTTGAAAAGTATTTATTACTAGCCCAACAAGAACCATCTTTTTGAGATAATGCTGTTATTTCTGCATAAAGCAACTTAGCATTTGGTGTTAAGTTTTTGCTGTATCTTACATCAGCAGGGATAGTAGCATAATAGTTAGGTTTGGTCATAGAATCTTAATAGTATAATGATAGTTTTTAAGAACAAACTTAATAATTTCAAATTGATTACTGTAGTCAAAGTAAGAAGTTTTTATTTTACATTTAACTTTATCACTTTTTACTTCTAATATTACTTGTGAATTTTTAGGAGCTTTAGATTCTTTAACCCCATTTTTAAGTAAATATCTTTTCATAAAATCACCATCTAAAAATATTTCCATATCACCATCTAAACTTTTGTATGCCTTATAGACTTTTGTGAAAGCATTTCTATAAGATTCACAGTTGGCATAGTTAGCTTTGTGGCTCTTTTCATAATGATAGATTAAAGTTCTATGCCTTTTAAATGCTTTAGCAATTATCTTTGGATGTATAAGTTCTTCAGTCCTACCTATATAAGCTGCTACTGCTCTGGCTATATGTAATGGCTGCTTCCTGCTTTTTAAAGCAAGGTCATCTGTTGTAAAGCCTAAAGCTCTAGTAGTAAGGTCACAGATGTATCTAAAGTTGTCTTTCTCTACCATTAGAAAGGCATATCTTCATCAGTAGCAGCTACTGTTTGTTCATTTAACTTAGCAATGAACCAACCATCTATATTATGGTAGTATTTGCCATTGTATTCCCTTGAGGATAAGTTGATTGAAACACTAACCTCTGAACCTTCTTCAATATCTCTTAGGTTTTTAATCTTATCACCAAAGAAAGTAACTACTACTTCTTTGTTAAAAGTAGCCCCTGTTTGTTCTACTACGATTGATTGTTTTTCCCAAGACTTTCCTGACTTAGATGTTCCTGTTTCTCTGTCTAATTTTGTTGTTAATTTTCCTATTATTTGCATATCTATTTATTTATTAATTATTACTCTTTTTAAAATCTTCTGCTTCATCTTCACCAAATACTCCGAGTTCATAGAATCCTGTAAGTTTTAATACTGCACGACTCATAGCTCTTTTCTCTGCCATTTCCATTACATACCAAGTGTTGCAGTTACCATCTTTGAACCCACCCTTTAAAGCTGAACCGAATGTTTGTATAAAAGCCCCTTCTTTTCTTGCATTAGCTTTTACTACACAAAAATCCTTTTCACAATTAATTACATCATAGTCAATACTGATGCCTTCTTGTGCCTGAATCTTGTCAATTCCTGAGCGTGTTATGATGATGTAATGCTGGTGCTTGAATACGTCATCTTTTGTAAGGTTGTACTTTATGTACTTTTCCTTTAATACTTCTGTTTTCATATATATTTCTTTATGTTAATAATTGGGTTAAAAATATAAAATTATTTTGACTTTATATATTTTGTTAATTGTTTTTTAATATACTTTAAATGTTCTTCATCAATCCATTCTAAAAAGTTATAAGAGTCAAAACAGATTTGAAAGTCTTTACCATATTCATCTGTTCCTCTTAAATAAACTTCGTTTTCGTGTGCTTGGAATGTATTAATATCATTCATTCTTTTGTGTATCAGTTCTTCTTCCTGTTCTAGTTCAGGCATTTCCATTAGTTTATCTTCTAAATCAAACTGCCCTTTCATTTCTTCTAGTTTATTTGGAACTTCACCTAAAGTTAATTTTTCCATTTCATCAAGGAATCTATTTTGTTGTTCCTTTGTGTATTCGCAAAGTGGTTTTTTATTCATTATTTTAAATTTAAAATTATAGCTCTTTTATTTATTTTGTATGCTTCTTTGTATTGCTTGAGCTTTTTAGCAATAACTATATTCTGTTCTTTATTGTAATGAAACGAGCCTGGCTTTTCAATCTCATAAGTATAACATTCATCAAGATTAAGTTTTGTCAAAGTGCAGATGTCTTTAAAGGCTGCATCTATTTGTTTCTGAGTTCCAAATATTCTAACTGCTGTGCTGATTTGATGACAGTCATTATCAAAGCAGTAAAGTTGGCTATCCCATTTAGAGAATGTTTTGTATTCTCCATTAGGATAAAAGTAGTAGTCCTCGCATTTTAATTCCATTAGTAGTTAAGCTGTATATGTAGCAAGATAGACGCTACTGTTAATATCATCAGAGATGTATATATTACCCAAGCAGGTATTCTATCTACAAACCTTTTCTCTGTGTTTTCTATTGTATATTTCTTGTAGTCATTTTTAAATACAAATGTTGCTAGTTCTTGAGCATTCATAAACTGAACTGATTTAGTCAGCTTGTGCGTAACTTTGTAGTCTGCTCCTGTTACAATGTTTAGATTTTTCATTTTCTTTTTTTTAGTTATTAATTATTGAGTTGTAAAGACTTAGTGCTTTATCACCTCCCTGTTTGGTGTTCCAACCTCCAAATTGTTCGTATGTCATCCACCCACCATTTTGTTCAATACATACAAGATTGGTTTCTAATTTAATAGACTTGATATATCCCCATTTGTCTGTCCATTTTGGCTTTTCATAATTTGTTTTCATTTTCTTTTTCTTTTTAATTAATTTTGTTTTATAGCGTTTTGTTTCGCTTTTGATGGTACAAACATACAACTAATATTTGAATTAACAACTATATTAACACAATTATTTACAAAGTTATTAACAATTATAATGTTAGTAATGGTATTTACTAGATTACAGCGACTTTAAGTGCTGTCTAGTATATTAGTATAAAAAGTGCGAGAAAGTGCCTAAAAAGGCTAAAGGGTACTATAAATTAAGCAATATTATGCCTAAGATTAGAAGCATATATATTAAAAAGACTTTGATTGTTGGGTTTTCGTCCATTATAAAGGCATTGGTTCTATTATTGGTAGTTGTCCTGAATCCAAAACAACCGCACAACCTAAGACAGGCTTGGCTGTGTGGAACTTTGCATATCCATAGGCGAATGATTTATAGTCTATGCCACAAGGCGACTGTAATTGCCATTTAAGGTCAGTTAAAGATGCTGTATAATTTATGAAACTCTCGGTGTGAATATGACCCTGCACCATAGAAGAACCCCAATTTTGACTTCTTTTGATAATTCCTTTACCGCTACATCCTGTTCCGTGCGTGTATAAGACATTATCGTGTACAAATTGTTCTTCAAAGACCCAATCAGGACAACCAAGAACTTCATTAAGATTTCTGACAAATCTTTTATCTATTCCTGCTTCTTCTGATTTCCTAGCTATAATTAAATCGTGATTCCCCAAAGTTATGGTTGCATTTGGGAATGCTTCATACCATCCTTTGACTTGTTCAATAGCCATGTCAAGCTCATATTTAGCTCCATGTGATTCCGTACTTGTAGAATGAAAAGAACTGAAGTGAGAATCTAAAATATCACCTGTGAAGCTGACCTCTGAACATTGATATTTGTTATAAACATCAATACAATGCTGAAGATAATTTCGGTGAGTGTATGGGAGATGTACATCCCCCACCACCAACCGATTTACCTTTTTACTCCGTAGCCCCTCTATAATTTGGATTTCGTGAGGCTTTAATCTGTATCTATTATTTTCTCGCACTATCAGCGATTCCTTGTCCTAATACTAAAGCAAGACAAGCATAAAATAGATTTGATGCAGTTGCTTCATCAACCCCTAAATATGTAACTAATAAAGGGATAACGACACTACTTACTGCATACCAAAATTTCTTGGATTTGAACATTGTTAAAATAAGCCAATTTTTCATTTGTTTAATTTTTTAAATTATTATTAAAGTTTATAAGACAGTCCTACATTAAAAGAGCCTTCACCATCTTTTGTTGTATAATTTGGTTCTATATAAAGTTCTTCCCAGAGCTTAATAGAAGTTCCAACTCCTAATGTCATGTTATCTGTTGTGTTTTCTGTTGGAGCTTGTACTGATAAATACATATCATTAGTAAGACTGTATCTAGCTACAAAATCATAGTCTTCACCATTCTTTTGAAAGCCTACCATTACATCATCATTTACTTGGTAGCCAAACCCTAAGTTGTTAGTGATACTATCTACACTTAACATAGAGCCTTCCCCTGATGTATTTACGCTACTCATTACCCTGAATTGTGCTGAAGCACTTAAACAAAATAATGCTATTACTGTTGTTAAAATTGTTTTTCTCATTTTTATTTATTTTTGATTATTAAATTAATATTTGTTCCGCCTAAATTAATGATTTCTTTCATAAGTAAATCCATTGCAAAAGTTGAGTTTTTAACATAGTCCTGTTTACTTGCAAACCCTACTAGGATACATCCGCTTGTGTCTTTTGCTGAATTGCCCCTATGAAAAAGTATCCAATCTCGGCTGGGTACGTCTTGAACTAGAAGGTGCAAGTAATCTCTTGTAGCTGATTCTCTTGCTAGTCTTAACCTTACCTTGTACTCACCTTCAGGAATACAAGATATATTTCTTTCGTTATTTATATAAGGATTTTCTAAAGTATCACACATTCTTTCTCCATTTAAGAAAAGCTCACCGATTGTGCTTTCTTCTGTGAATGTATCTCGAATAATAAGAAGATTGATTGGTGCCAAACTAGATGGAGTAGGTTGCGTACACTTTAACGCCTTTAACTTCTTTAATAAACTTTCTAAGCACTTTATCATCTTTTATAGCTTCAGGTTTATACTTAGGGTTATTGCTATTGAGTTTTCTTTTCTTAGGCATTATCTATTTTTTTTATGATACCACCATTTGTCTACAGTATAGATTATTGAAATGATTAACAATAAAATCTTTAATAAGACTTCTAAATTAGTGAAGGTTGTTATGCTTAATATTGCTCCGTTTACTCCTAACACTTCCCCTACTTCCTTTGTTATCTGTTTGAGTGGCATTGATATATGTCTTTAGTTTAGTTATGTTCTTTGGTTTTGTTTTGTAGTGTTTCTTCATTAATCTCCTGCTGGTAAAAAGTCTCTTAATGTAAGTTTCGTTCCTTGAGGTGGTGTATCAAGATTCATTCCTGCATAGTAGTTGTCAGTTGAAGGGTTGACATCTGCTCCTGTATTCGTACTGTATTCTGGAAAGCTAGAGGTATTATTACAGATATAATCAATAAGTCTTTCACGATAATATGAAGCCGTGTTTAAAATTTCTTCTCTAAAATGTTGCGCTTCTTCGGTACTTAAAGCAGTTCCTGTTTCTGAGGTTTTAGAATAAATGTTCCCGTTCTCCACTTTAAAACGTAGGTACGGAATAGCGTGGTACAAAGCATACGCAGGAAGCATATCACCAATGTAATCATCTACTAAAGTCTTATATGCCCCCGCTAAAGTACCTGCTGTAATTTCATCTTTCAATTTCTGTGTTAAGTCTGTTCCTAATGCAGTTTCAACATAGAGCTTCTGTGCTTCTTTTACCGAAAAAAGTAATAAAGCATCGTCTACATTTAGGTTGATTGCTGTAGAATCTTTTAATTTGCTTTCTGATATGAAGAGTACGTATGACATAGTTATCTAGGGTTTAAAAATCCGTTATTTTTCATTCTCTTAGGTGCTTTTGCTACTAAGCCACTATTTCTTTTTAATGTAAATCCTTCACTAAGTGCTTTTACGTCTGATATTATCTGCTTACTATTTATATTAGACTTTGCATTTCTTAGAGATGTTTTATAAACTACTCTTCTGAAGTAATGATGACAGTTACCTCCTCCTTTGTAAAGCCATATAGAATAGGTTGCAGCACCACGTGGACCCCACCCTGCATTTACAGGCTTATTAGTTAATTGTAGCAAATCTTCTTTTCTATAAATTTTATTAGCTGAAGTCATTAATCTGCAAAATTCTCTAGTTTCTCCTTCTTGGCTTAATGCAGTATCTTTAGTATACATATATCTTACTTTAAAATAGTCATTGTAAGAATCATTTACACCATCTTGTGTACTTCTTTGGTTTGGTCTTGCTGTTCCTGTTGAAGCTAGTTCTGTTTTACCT